GATCTTCAGATTGTTCGCGGTATTAGTTTTGATGTTGCTTTTCCATTGTGTGATTTTAATGGAGACTTGGTCCAATTTTGGGGATCAAATCCATCAGGTCATCCTTTGACAGTGATTATCAACTGTATTGTGAATAGTTTATACATGCGATATGCGTGGATTGAGAATGGGTATGAACTCTCTGATTTTAAAAAGAAAGTTGCACTCATTACATATGGTGATGATAATACTATGGGTATTTCTTTAAGTGCGCCTAAGTTTAATCACACTTCAATCCAAGAAAAGTTGGCTGCGATTGGTGTTGTATACACTATGGCCGACAAAGATTCAGAATCTATACCCTATATTAATATTAAAGACATTACTTTCCTGAAAAGGGGATGGAGGTATGAGGCTGAAGTTGAATCATACGTTGCACCACTTGAAGAAGACTCAATCTTCAAGATGTTAACCAAAGGCATTCCTAGTAAGGAAGTGTGTATGGAGATGCATTGTGTGAATTTACTTCATTCAGCTCTTCGAGAATATTGGTACTATGGTCGGGAGACATTTAATGTCAAACGCAAGATGTTCCAAGAAATCATAGAGGAGTGCAATCTTCAAGATTATGCTGAAGGTAAACCATTTGCGAGTTATGATGCTATTCGTAATGAATACATTAATAATTCAAACATGGATCTTGAGCTTTCTGATCTTGAATAGATTCATCATGGGCGGGAGCTATACCGTCCGTTAAACCAAAATGTAGCCGTAAGACAGTAGTTACCCACTTTTCGACAATGGTCAAAATAGATTAGTGAGGGACTGTCGCGAGGTTCACATAGTCCGTATTTACGGAAGTGCCGTTGACCCACAAACTGACCCCGATTCGTGTTCTTTGAGCAAAAGTTCACAACGAATATTTTTACTGCTCGCCAATACTTCAAAGAATAGAGTCTGTTTTCCAGAGGATGTTTCGTTTACCTCGGATTACTTTGCACAAGAAACGAGCCTATGTGGGCTGGAGGCCCACAATTTTTGCGGGACGATTCAATCTGAAGCCTATACTGATACGAATTCTACTTCGTCTGATGTCGTGGCCCAAGAACAAATCGTCTTTCATGATGCGAATCTTTCTCAGAGGATTACTTTTGGTGATCTCGAGGATGATACTTTTCATCATGACACTGAGGATACCGCCAGTTTGGCGTCGTTCCTCCAAAGACCTGTGAAAATCTCGAGTTTTACTTGGGATTTGGATGATTTGTCATTTACTACTCCTAACATTTCTCCATGGAGATTGTATTTTGAGCATCCGTCAATCAAGAGGAAGTTGGAAAATTATTCACGTTTGCATGCTAAATTACATTTAAAATATGTTATTAATGCTACTCCATTTTACTATGGAAGTTTACGTGTGGTTTACCAACCTATTCCTGATCAACGAATAGATCAAGTACAGGATAATGACAAAATTCCGCTCTCTCAAATGCCTGGTTTCTATTTAGAACCACAGAATATGTCTACAGCAGAAATAGAGTTACCATTCATTTGGCCATCTACATGGCTGAATACCCGGAAGGCGACAGATTTTGAGCGCATGGGAGAGATCACGTATGTCCAATATGCAAAATTGCGATCAGCAAATGGCACAGGAAGTGCTGGTGTTACTGTGGCAATTTTTGCATGGGCTAGTGATGTTGAATTAGCTGGACCAACTTATGATGGTGTCATTCAATCTTCAGAATACGAAGAGAATGATGCCGTTATTTCAGGTCCGGCAACCGCGATTGCCAATGTGGCTGATCGATTAACCGATGTACCTGTTATAGGTAGTATGGCTATGGCCACATCAATCGGTGCTCGAGCAGTATCTGGCATTGCGAAGCTTTTTGGTTACTCAAATCCACCAATCATTGAGGATGTAAAACCATTTAAGCAAACTACATTCCATGCTTTCGCTAATGTTGAAACTAGATTTCCTATTGATCGATTATCTATTGATCCAAAGAATGAGGTTACAATATCAAGCAAAGTTGCTGGAATCAATGAGGAAGATCCTCTAGCTTTTAAGAATTTGCTCACCAAAGAATCTTTTTTACAGGGTACTTCATACGCTAATTCGCAAGCAGAGGAGACTTTGATTTGGTCCTGTCTCGTGTCACCTAGTTATTATGTGGAACAATCGTCAGGGGGTGGTGCTTACCACACCGTGCCCCCCGTATCGTATGTTTCACGTATGTTCAGGTTTTGGCGAGGATCCTTGATCTACAAATTTCGAATTATTAAATCAAAGTATCACAAAGGTCGACTCACGATTACTTGGGATCCTAACAAGGATATTACAGGTAATAGTGATGCTGATTCTACGTGTTTTACGAGAATTGTGGATCTTGAAACAGAGGATGAGGTTGAAATTGAAATTCCATATAGAGCTACAACTCCTTATTTAGAAGTTGGAGATTTCAACGCATCATTTTCTAATGGACCAACACCAACTTATACGTACGATGATATTCACTACAACGGATGTCTTACAGTGCGTGTACAAAATGTGCTGACTGGACCTGCAGTCTCACCAGAATTGGATATTTTAGTGTATCAACGAGCTGGTGATGATTTTCATTTTGCTGTTCCGAATGAACTTCCTAATAGTTATTCCACCCGGGATCCTGTTGGGATTATTCAATCACAACCAGTAGAAGAAATCGCACAAAAGAAATCAACACCTGATCAGCATATCGCAATCTTGACTACTGGAGAGATGATCGCTTCACTTCGACCCTTGTTACATAGAACTTCATTGTCCTGTGTTCAGGGTTTGATATGTAAAAGTGCATCTACCTCTGGTAATTTGACTGTTAATACTGGTTTGTGGCGTGTTCCTCCTGGTTTGGGAAGATCCACTGATGGATACAACCTAACTAGTGCGAATACACCATTTAACTATGTGTTCAATCATCCTATAGATTGGGTTCTTGAGATGTTTGTTGGTTATCGAGGGAGTATAAACATTTCTGCAAATGTTCGTGCTAAGGCGCGAGGAAATGTAGAAGTTGGTAATATTGCCCTTTCAAGATGGTTTTATTCGCCTCTGCTCAATTCATCAAATGTACAGCGCAATGTGGTTCAGACTGATGGAGTTTCTTATCTCCAAGGTCCCACATTATCTCGAGCAGCGATTGATAATACCAATACAATAGTTAATGAGAATTCAGGTCAAAATGGATTCTCTGTGACTGCGCCAATTGGCCAACCAGGTGTGAGTGTAAACATTCCACAATACTCAAAATTAAGATTTTATACTGCCTTTCATGGCAACCGGAGTATGGATGTAAGCAATGGGACACCTTTCTATGATGAAGCAAAATTGACTGTTCAATTAACTTCTCAAGGAACCCCATCTGCAACAACACCCTGGCCGTGTGTACATCTCTTTTATAGTGCAGGGGTTGATTTTCAACCACTGTTCTTTGTATGCACACCACGTCTTTTCCCAGTAACAACCTTGCCTGCGGCAGGATCTGTTACTTAGAGACAATTGAATGAGTTTGAAATCTCAGATAAAGATTCCGAAAGACTACCGTTTCTGATGCGTGTAGTGCCTGACCCTTGAAAAGGAACACCATTCGTGGTTGAATCCAAACACAAGCTTACTGCGGTGAGTAGTGTATTGGATTTATGTTCCCTGGTAGGAAGTAAAACGTCGGACCAAATGTATAATTAACTGTACCAGTTTTAAACTGGATGGTGAGTGGCTTTTCCTAAGCTCATGCGGTCCGCCGCGTGAGAAAGGTTGTTTCCCTCACCCTCGTAAGAGTCA